CCTCTAGTCTTGCAATCTCTTTCTCTTCAGCTTCCATAGCTGCACGTTTTTTAGTTTGGTTATATCCACGATCTACAAAACCTGCAGTCTTTGGGGATTCTATTGTATTTAGTTCAGGCATATTATATTCCTTATGTTGGGGCCAGCAGTATAGCTGGGTAGCCTTATCGTTGTATTATTACTTTATTAAGTTACGTTTCATTAATCCTCCTTCAGCACGACCTCCTCTATTTTTATTTTTATCAATGACAGATTGTTGTTTTTTAGTAGCGCTACCAGGAATAGAATCTTTAAATTTTTGTCTACGTTCTTTTTCTGCTTTAGCCACTGGTATTGAAGAATCTTTAGATTTAGCTAAAGCTGCTTTAACTCTTGTATCAGCTTCTCTTTGTTTTTTGTTTGGTCCTTCTTTCTGCCGTCTTTCTTTTATTTTTTGAGCTTCTGCTAAACCAGGAGTAGGTTTAGAAGGCCTAGTAAGTTTATATGGTTTTGATTTATCATATATTTTACCTTTGCCTCTACGTGCTTTTTCAAGAGTTGTTAAAGTTTCATCTTTTGGTTTACTACGACTAGCTATAATATTTTGAAACATTGTTACTTGATCAGGTTCCCAATCTTTCCAGTTATTAATATTAAGACCTTTTAGTTTTAACTCGTCACCAAAGATAGCATTAGCAAATCCAAAACCATTCCCAGCAGCAGTTTTACCAAGAAAACTATTTACAAATCCACCAGATTTTTTTAAGTATGTTTCTATTTTAGCTTGAGCAGCTGCTGTAGCTTCTTCATTTCCTGATGCTTGTGCTATTAACTCTGCTGCTTTAAGCTTAGATAAAGAATTTACTTCGTTTATAGCTGGTGATACTGTTTTACTTACAAATCCAAGAATACCTGGCATTTGATTTTCAGTGCTAGTTTCTTTTACAGTAGTAACATCTTCAAGATATTTATTAAAAGCCTCTGGATCAGACCAGTCTATTGAGCCATAAGAATCAACATAGTCAGTATAGTCTCTTTCTGGTGGTGGACCAAAATTATCATCGTCATCATTGCTTTGATTTTGCATTGGAGCAACAACACATATCTGAGTTTTTTGATCAAAGATTTGACCAGGAGGACATACTGTAGTTACAGGTGGAGCTTCTTGTTGTCCACTAAACGGAACTCTTGTAGCTCCTTGATATATTTGAGATCCACCTAGTGTGCCAAACTGCGAAGGAACATACGTTTGACTTGTTGCATAAGATGCTCCTGGAGTAGCATACGTACCCGCAGCAGCTTCAATAGGTTTTTTAGTTATTGGATTAGTTGTTTCTGGTGGAGAGTTACGTTCTTGCATTTGCTTAGGTGGTGCAGTGGCTTCTGTACGATTAACTTGTATACCTCTTCCAGCTAACTCTTCCATCATAGTTGGATTCTGCCTAGCTAATTCCATAAACTTATTAATAGCTTCGTCTATTTCTTTAGGATTACTAGAAAGAGCTTGAGTTACTCCACCCTCAGCAAAGGCTACAGGAGATCCTTGTTCTTTCATTATACTATTAATTACTGGATCATTCTTAACTGTATACTCTAGTTTATCCATTAGGCCACCATCAGCCATACCAGATCCACCTAGCATTTTCTCAAGACCTGCAAGATCTTCACCAGTTAAACCTTTAGATTCTCCTTCAGGTGCAATAGGTTCTCCACCAATTCTACCATCTTGTTCCATCTGTTGTAGGCCCATCTTGGCTTCCCTACGCATATCTTCAAATACACGTACACCAAAGTAACGTACAACATCAGCAGGTACTACATACTCACCTTCAGATAGTTGCGCTGGGATGTCATCACGTACTTCACTAGCAAGTGAACCTGAAGGTACTTCATTGCCTGATACTGGATCACGTGTCATACCATCGTCAGCTATGCCACCTTCTCTAGACATTTCCATTTCATTAGCCATTAACATATTCCCTAAGCTGTTTTAGTTTACGTAAAGCAGATGCTTGTCCTTGTAATCTGTATAAACTCTCTGCATCTAGTGCTTGTTCCATTTGAGTATGTACAGCAGATAACCTAGTATCCATTTCTTCTAAAAAAGAATCCCATAGTGGTTTGTCATTTACTAAGGACTTTAGGTTGTTCATGCAGCACCTTGACCAGTGTTAGCTGTAAATCCAGGTTCTCCTGGTGTAGGTACTGAACCAGTGCCTATGTTTCCACCACCACTACCTTGGGTATCACCTGCTTGTGCTCCTGCTGGACCAGCTGGGGGTTGACCTGCTGGACCTGCTTGAGGTGCTGGTGGGGTTGGGTTAGACTCTTTCCACTTCTTAAGTATCTCTGCTTGTACTGATGCATCAGACATAGAGTTTACAATCTTATCTGGATCAAGCTCCATAGACTTAGCAATCTCACGAATGATGTAATCCATCTTAGCAAATGGTGCTAGTACGGGATTCTGTACAACTTGTAAGAATGACATTAATCGTTGACTACGTACTTCGTTAGCCATCAAGCTTTCTGTACCACGAGCTTTAACATCAAGATCACCTTTGATCTCTTCATCGTAGTCAAACTGCATATTAAAGTTAAAGAAAGCTTTAGATAGTGGACCAAGAAGATAATCGTCTACGTTCTTTACTACGTTACGAATACTACCATTAGCTGCAGACATAAGCATAGAGATACCAGAAGCAGTACGTCCTACACCAGATACACCTGTTTGTCCGTGGGCAAATGAAGGAAAGCCTGTAGACTCATCCGATAGTACACGAGCTTTATCAAACATCTGCATGTTCTCATTAGACACGTTAGGGAACTTAGTTCCAAACAGGGCTTGGCCAGGTGCACCCCCTTGACGCCGAAAGACTTTTCCAGGATATACTGATAGGTCTTGTCCAGGAACTAGGTTAGTTTCATCAACCTCAATCAACATGTTACCAGATAGTGCAGCATTGTCAACAGCCATACGCATAAAGCCATTCATCAATGTTTGGGTATCATCCATGTTCTCAGCAATACCTACACCAAATAAACTATAAGGACTTACTTCATAAGGCACAGCATAGTAGGGAATATTTGTAGGAGTAAACGGATTCATAACTAGTCTAAGAACTTGACCATTACATACCCATATATTAACAGATACTTGATCTAAGTCTTTTAGATTATCAGGAATATCTACATCATGACCCTCAAGAACTTCTATATCTACGTTACCCCAAAACTCTAATACTTCAAAACGTTCTGCTTTAGAATCGTTAGAGTCATCTTCCATAGCTTGTTCCCACCACTCTTTAGCATAGGACTCACCTATACTAACTGCAGTGTCTATAGAATTTTTACGAAAGAAAGGTCTACGTTTTAAAGCACGTAGTTGAGTACGTGACATCTTGTGTCGTTCAATTACATACTCAGCTTCGTCCATGTTTGCAGCATCAGGATCAGGATAAAAATTCCAAATAGATACAGAAGAAGTTTGAGGTATTGTTTTAACTATAGGTTTGTATTCACCCTCTACATACTTAGGGTATTCTTTATCTACAGCAAACGGACCTTTCATCACACCTGTACCAAACAATGCACATTCAAAGGCAGCAACACGTAGTTGTTTATTTGCGTTAGACTCTTCTAGTTGATCATGGATTTTCTTTTCCATTTTCTTTGCAGAGATCATTGCAGGATGTAAAGTAACTTCTGTAGCTGTACGACCTGTACCTTCTTTAAGAATATCTTCGACAGGACTAAGTTTACTTTTAAGACCACCTAGACGTTCACGTAAGTCTACAACAGTTTCTCCTGGTAAAAGTTTAGTTTCTTCTGGACTAAACTCTTCTTTAGCTTTTTGCATATCAGGATTAGATTCAAAATTTACAGACTCAGCGACACCCTCAGGTAAAGTAGTAGGGTCAACTGTAATTGGAAATTTATTATTACCAAAGAGTACGTCTACAATTTGTCCATAAGCAGCAAGAACTTTTGTTTTAGTAACCTTAACAAATATGCGAGACTTTTCTGTAGAAGTAAACTGAACATCTGGCCCATACAAACCACGATAGTTACGATAGGATTGTATCCAACGTCTCTCTTCTGTTTCACGATAAGTAGAAGCTTTATAGTAATGTTCTTTTACAAATTTAACTACACTTCCTGCAATAGGATCAGAGTAATCATCTTCTTTTGTATCTTCTGCTGCATTAGACTCTATTGAATCCATTGCCATCTCATTTTCAAAGAGTTCGTCTTCTTCCATTATGTTTCCTTAGTAACCAAAGGTTGGGTCGCTTGCTTGAAAACCTGAGTTAGAAGCAGGGTTATAATCAAACAAACTACTTCTAGGTCTTGTCATAACTCCGTACCGTAAAGCATCATACAAGTGGTCTTCAGCATGTGTGTCTACATCTTCTGGATTCTTTTTATCCAAGGGTATTGCAGGTAGCTGAGAAATAATATTAGGGCAGCTATTAAAAAATACTAATCTAGGTTCTTCTGTAAACTCATCTACTTGTAATCTTCTATGTAATTCGTTCTTACCTGATACACGAGAGCCTCTGGATCTATCTGCTGGTCTCCACCTGCATCCCTTCATAATCATTTGTTCTGCCAGAGAAGGACCAGTATCACCACGTTTA